AAGGATATTTTTCTATAACCCATTTAAACGGAGTCAAAAACTCTTACCCTAATATGAAAATTATTGCGGGAATTGATTGGGGATCTTCTAGTGACTCTACAGTTATTACGTTAATGGCGGTAGATTGGCAGACTCCTTTACACTACGAAGTCTTGTCTGACGAGAACGGACTACATGAATATCAGTTTTATCAAAAACATATTTTAGGTTGGTTTGAGTGGATAGGAGATGATTACGAAACCCAGTATCAAGAGATTCTTCCTCTCTTAATGTCCACTCCAAATCTTGTTAAAGTAGTTATGGATGCCACAGCTTGCGGAAAGCCTATGTATGATCGAATGGCTGCCGATTTAGGAGAATACAAAGATATAGTTCCTTTCGTTTTTTCGTCTAAGTCTAAGTCAGATGCGTATAAGGCATTTAACCAAGAATTAAGCGGGAGTAGAATTACTTTTCCCGCACATTCAACAGTAAGAACTTCCAATGCCTACAGAAAGTTTATAGGACAGATGTTAGATCTTAAAAAAGAGTATAGAAACGGTCTTATGGTAGTAGCTCACCCAGACGAAAAGCATGCTCATGATGATTATCCCGACTCAGTTTGTTTAGCTAACTGGGGATGCATGGAGCAAAGTTTAAGTCAAACTCTTGACTTTTCAGAAACAAACTTCTTTTATAATTAACAATGCCTATCTCGCCATCAAATGCATTAGCGTCTATGAGACGTTCCACTTTTACAGGAACGAATGATAAATATCGTCCCGTTCTTCGTAATACTAATCTAAAAAATAGCTTAGCTGATTACGGATTCTTTGACATAGCTCCTGAAGAGTTATTTACCACGACATATAAAGAGTCTTCTCAGAAAAGGATGTCCGCATACAAACATTTCTATGATTTCTACAATGGAAATCATTGGTTGAATGAATGGGATAACGGAGAACGTAAACCCGTTAACAATTTCTGTAAAGTAATTGTAGATAGAGCTGTAGATTTTTTTCTAGCTAGAGGTTTTCAGATAAGCTCTGTTGAAGGTAATGAAGCGGTAGCCGAAGCTTTAGACATGATATGGGAAAAGAACTACAAAAGCCTAATGACAACAAAACTTTTGAAGTCCGCAGGGATCACAGGGGATGCTTACTGTTATGTTAGTGTAGAGTCTAAAGATAAAAAAGGAAAAGACCTACCTAGAGATCAATGGACAGTTAAACTAACTTCTTTAGAGCCTCAGTATGTTTATCCAGTATGGGACGACACTCGTATAGGAGCTATGTCTGCTTGTCTAATTCAGTTTCCTTTAAATACCTCTACTAACGGAAGTCAGACGATCTTTAGTATGCTTATAACTCCTGAGTACATTAAAACTTTTAATGATGCTGAAGAACAGACTACTATGGAGAATCCTTTTGGAGAAGTTAATGTAGTTCATATAACTAATGACGTAGAACCAGGAACCAATTTTGGAAATAGTGACATAGAGCATATTATTCCTTTAAACGAACAATATAACACAACCCTTAATTCTATAAGAAGAATCATTAGTTATCATGCAGAACCTACAACTATTATCTATGGAGCAAAAGCTTCCAGACTCGAAAAAGGAGCTAATAGAGTATGGTCAAATCTTCCTAAACCGCAAGATGCCAAAGTAGAAAATTTAGCTTTAGACTCTGACTTAAATGCAGTGTATAAATACTTAGAAGGCATAGAGAGTATGATATATCGAATGTCTAAAACTCCCAGACAAGCTTTCGAGCTTAGTCAGGGTATTTCAAATACTTCGGGAATAGCTTTAGAGCTGACTTTTCAGCCTTTACTTGATAAAGTCAGAAGAAAGCAACAAGGCTTCACAGTAGCTGTTAAAAAAATTAATAAGCTAATTATGTTTGCTCATAGAGAAATTTTAGGAGAGCCTTTGGAAGCTTTAGCTGTAAATCAAGAAAGAGCCTTAGAGACAGGAGTTAAGTATACATCTCCTCTTCCAAGAGATGAACAAGCTGAAATAGATTCTGCTACTAAGAAACTCGCAGTAGGTATTACGAGCAAAGCCGAAGAAATTAGAAAAGTTAATCGTGGAGTCAATACTGAGCGTATATCTCTAGAGATTTTAGCAGATGAAATGCAAGCTTTAATGTTAAAGTGGGAACAAGCCAAAGCTATATCTAAGGGTTTGATCGCCCCTCAACCAGAGTCTGTTTTTACTGGATCAGTGGGAATGAATGAAGACTTTGTAACCTTACAACAATCAATCGCAGCCTTAAATGAAGAAGAAAGCCAAGAAGAAAGCCTCTAAGTCCAGTGTAAACTCTGCGGGAAACTATACTAAGCCAACTATGCGTAAACGTATGTTCGAATCTATTAAAGCAGGAGGCAAAGGAGGAAAACCAGGCCAATGGTCTGCTCGTAAAGCACAAATGTTAGCTAAAAAATACAAGGCATCAGGAGGAGGATATAAATGAAAGGAGTTCCTCATTATAAAAAAGATGGAACTCTGCATAAAGGAGGCACTCACAAAATGCCTAATGGAGAGTTGCATAGTAATAAAAATCACACTAAAACTAGTGTTAAGCTTTATCATTTTAAGGATCTCTCCAAAAAAGCTAAGATAAAAGCTAAAGGAAAAAATAATGCTTAAAAAATCTCAAAGATCTTTAAAAAGGTGGTCTAAACAGAAGTGGAGAACTGCAAGCGGTAAAAAATCTTCTGAGACTGGGGAAGTCTATGCTCCCGCTAGAACGATTAGTAGTTTAAAGTCTTCCGCTAAAGGTAGAAAAAAGTTAGCAGCAGCTAACAAAAAAAAGAAAGAAGCCACTAAGGAAGGGAAACAAATAGCTAGACACGGATTACATAAAGGAAAGAAACGGTAATGGTAAAAAAGAAAACCAAAAAAGACTCTAGGCTAGTAAAAGCGGGAGTCTCTGGGTATAATAAACCTAAAAGAACTCCTAGTCATCCTAAAAAATCTCATGTAGTTGTAGCGAAAGAAGGAAATAAAGTAAAAACAATAAGGTTTGGAGAGCAAGGAGCGAGCACCGCAGGTAAACCAAAAAAAGGTGAATCTGACAGAATGAAAGCTAAGAGAAAATCTTTCAAAGCCAGACACGGAAAAAACATCGCTAAAGGAAAAATGAGCGCAGCTTACTGGGCTGATAAAGTCAAATGGTAAGCTATCCTACAGTAAAAGATTAGAAATGACTACTCCTAGAAAAAGAAAAAACACTCGCCCTAAAGATACTTCAGCTAATAGAGCTAGAAAAGATAAAGATCCCAGATATCAACGTTTAGGAAAAAAGAACGGATCTTACAAAGGAGGAAATAGTGCCCATGCTTATAGAAGAAAAGCAGGAGCTAAACCAGGCGAGTTAGTGCATCACAAAGATAAGAATAAAAAGAACTCTTCTAAGAAGAATCTAATAGTAATTAGAAAAAAAGGAAAAGTATCTGCTATCGGTATGCATAATAAACAACATAGAGAAAAAGGTAAGAAATCAGCTAAAGTTAGACGTAGCCGTAAATAAAGGCTTGTCTTTTTGCATTTTGTGTATTTTTTTATTAACGTACAGTATTAACATTAACCAAAGAATAAAATGGCAACAAATCCAACTAAAAAGATGAGAAGCTATGCGCTTGGGGAGTCTTTAACACCTAACATGGTAGGTGCTATTGATGAACAACCCGCAGGAGACTCTGTTGAAGCGACTCACATTACACAAACAGAGTCAGGTTTAAATGCAGGACGATCTAATCTTAGAAATCCTTCAGACCTAACGTTCGATAGCGCAGAAGACCGTAAAACAGTCGCAATGCGTCCCTCTAACGGTCACTATAGTCCTCCTAGAAGTATGGGGTAATAGAGACTACACTAATTTTCTGAAACACAACCTAACAATAAATATTCGATATGAAAAAAGTTCAATCACCCTCTGCCACTACTGATCCTGAAGTAGAAGGCACTTCTTCTTCAGAGACAGACTCTAACTCTAAAATACCTAGCAATATGGTTAGTATAGAAAGTGTAAATAGTCGAGTCGAAGCAGCTAGAAAAGAGGAAAAAGGAAAACTCTATGATGACTTGAATAAGCTTCGAGAAGAACAAAAAAACCACGCTGACTCAGTAAGTTCTCTTACTTCAGAGAACGAGACGCTAAATAGTAAAAATAAGGAATTGTCAGACCAGTTGGAATCATTTAAATCCGCTAAGACAGATTCAGGCGGTGTTGATATAGAAAAACTCATAACCGAGCTTAGCAATAAACATAAGACCAGTCTGGAAGAAGGCAGTAATCAACGACTTTCCGAGCTCGCAGAGCAGAACAAGTCTTTGCAAAACGAGCTTAAACAGATGCGTCTTGATAGCTACCGTAAAGAACTTATCTCACAGCATGGGGGTAAACTTGTCGAAGCTTTAGTCATCGGAGATTCTGAAGAAGCTTTAGCAGCTTCAGTTGAAGTAGCAAAGTCCACCTACGATAATATAATTAGTCAAGCCAATATAGGACATGCTAGTAATGCTTCAAATAACTCAGGATCTTCTGTGAATCAGAATCAACCTAGTACCACTCCTCCTCCTAATTTACCAGACAACGGAAAACCTGAGAATAACGCAGGCGGAAACTCTGGAGATCAGTTTGATGGAGTAAACAGAGATAGTTTTTCTTCGCTAAATATAGCGGACAGAAATTCTGTCTTAAAAAAACTTAAAGCAAAGTATGGATAACCCATACGACTTAATTAATTACAAAATTATTATCGTAGGAGAAATAAAAAATGGCAAATAAAACTAACATCACTGGGAGTAATTCAGGAGATTTCGTTCAATTAGACAACGTAATTCTTGACGTTTACTCAGAACAAATTTTGTTTGAAGCGCAACCTAATTTGCGTTTTGAGCAAATCGCAGTCAAACAAACCGATCTATCTGTCCTTCCAGGCCAGAAAGTTAAGTTTCTAAAGTATAATGCTCTCTCAGGAAGTTCTGAGATTACAGAGACTAGTGATCTTGAATCAGGATCTATTAGCACAGCTACTTTAGAAATTTCTGTAGGAGAACACGGTAAAGCTCTTCGTTTTTCCGAAGCTCTTTTACGTCAGTCAATTACAGACGTTCTTGGAAATGCCTCTAAACTTTTAGGCAATCATTATGGTACACAGAGAGACAGCATTATTAGAACTGCCTTAATGGGAGGTACTAATGTTATGTATGCTGATAGCACAGGTGCAGCAGCTAATTCTGCTAGATCCGCTCTTGATGCCTCTGACGTATTCGATGTAAACTTAGTCCGTGAGACTGTAGAGTTTCTAGCAACTAACAAAGCTCCTAAACTTGGAGATGCTTATGTTGCTTTCATTCACCCTCACCAAGCTAAGAATCTTCGGAAAGATCCTGCGTGGGTAAATGTACAACTTTACGGAAATCCAGACGCTATCTATAATGGAGAGTCTGGACGTATCGAAGACTTACGGTTTGTTGAAACTACTAATCTTGAGTATATTCCAATCAACACTCAAGATATCTATGTAGACAATGTAGACTCTGGCACCAACACTGCTATTGCAGCTAATAGTAATACCGCTGTCTACCGTTCAATAGCTCTTGGAGATTTCGCTGTAGGATTAGCTGAGTCCCTTCCTGTTGAAATGAGAGATAACGGAGTAGAAAACTATGGACGTTATCACTCTATCGCTTACTACGGGATTTGGGGAGCAGGCTTGCTTGAAACAGGTCACTCTGTTATTCTAGAGACTGCTTAAGCGTTGTTGTAGTTGTAGGGAGGAAACTTCTATCCTCCCTACTTTAATATTAAAGATTTTAAAATAAAATAATAAATTGAGGATAAGATAATGCCCGTAAAAAAATCACCTAGAAAAAGAGTAGCTAAAAAAATTCAAGAAGAGCCAGTGTTAGATTCAATCACAGAAGGATTAGTCGATGACGAAGATGAAGTAGTAGAAAATTCATCAGTTACAGTAGCCGAAGTTAAAGCACCCGAAGAAAAAGTAAGTGCTAAACTAAGCAAAGCTCCCTCTTCTAAAAAAGCATACACTAAAGTAATGGTGCTTAGAGATATTAATCCCGCTCCTAAAATAGGAACTTTTGACTTTCGTGTTGAACTAAGACTATCTCAACTTAAAAAAGGCATTTATGAGATTCCTCATAATGTAGCTGAAGTTATGCTAGACCAAGGCTACGCACAAAAAATCGACTAATACATGGCTACTTTAGATGACTTAGAACGAAGAGTAACTTCTAATGCTCAAATTAAAAGTAATGAGAGTATTAATAGTGAAATGGTCAGAGACTTTTTGATTCAAGCTTTGTATAGGCATGCTCCTGAATTTGAAGGAGATTTTAGCTTATTACCCGCTGTTCAAGAAGAGCCTGTAGTTCTACTAGCTTGGATTTCAATCTGTTACGCTAGAGCATCTAAAGCTGCGCCTGAAGTCAATTTAAATATAACACGAACTACATCTACTAGTATGGGACAAGATCGTTCCACTCCTGTAGATAAAAATATAAAACTAGCTCAAGCTCTGGAAGCTAGATATAAAGCAATTACTGAAGCAGTAGGAGGAACTACCACTACTGTTCAAATTAATTTTGGAGATATACAACAAGGAGAACTATATAGAGAAAACTCTTTAACAGACGCTACTACTGAAACTGCTGTAAAAATACTAACAGCTTCTGTATTGTCTATAGGAACTCCTGTAGCAAATGAAGTAGTGCTATCTTGGACGGGGAACGCAGACTCAAATTTCCAAGAGTATATCGTATTCCAGTCCTTAACTTCTGGTATTTATCAGTCTTGGAACAACAGCTCTAGCTCAGGAGTTCCCCTTATAAGTAACTCTGCTAGTAAGCTTATTAAATTTACAGACCGTTTTAAACTGTCTATTAAAGTTTCTGATCTTACGTCCGCTACTACTTATTACTATTTAATAGTTACTAAGTCCACCAATGGTCGCTATGTATATAGTAACGAAGTCTCCGTATCTAACCCCTAATGGCTACAAAACTCAAAAAGCTAGACCCTAAAGAATGGAAAAATTTTCCTATGGCTATTCGAGCATTAGGAGTTCCCTCGCTATACGGTAGTCT